GCTCCATAACATAAATAACACATAACAGCTAACATTATTAAAGTTTGTGGACTCTCAATCATGCTTTTACTCCTTCTAAAATTATATTGACGTGTTTCATAATGTGCTTAGGCAATTGGTCATTATTTTGCTGTTCAGGATATATAAGATAATATTCTCTTTCCCATTCTTCATGTGGTGAATGTGGACTGTTGTAACTAAAATGCTTTATAACCTCAACTGTATACGATTCATCCTTATATTCTGTGATGTTTTCTTTTATATCTTTGATGATAATATCAGTATCTTTGATATCCCAATGCTCACAATTATCACCATCAAGACAGGTAATTTGGTATTCGTATCCCACTCTCATTACTTATCTCCCTCTCTTAACTTAGCTTTCTCAATAGCAATTCTTTGCCACATAAAACTAGCATCTCTATCTTGTTTGGCTCTGAGCTTATCCATCTTCTTCTCATACTCAGCATTAATGTTATCAAGTTGCTTTATTAGATTTTCTAGATTTTCATATTTGTTCATGTTATTTAACTCCTTATTTTTAATTAACATACTACCCATTATATATAAAAATATATAAATGTATACAATTATTTTAAATTCTTTTTATTTAATTTATGAATCTTATAAATGCCTTTCTGATAATCAAAATCAGATTGCATATCTTCCCAAATCTCGTCTTTAATTTCTTGTTTGATAGAAGCATCAACTTTAGTTACTAATTCAAACTCAGACTTCTTAGGAATCCACCATTGATGATTCAATGATTTGTATTCAGGAGATGGTTGACCTGAGTCTTTCCATCTCCATTCAATAGCACCATATTTGGTATTGCACATTAGGTTCATTGTTTCTTCTCCTTTTTATAAATAGTATTTAATGTTTCTGCAATCATCTCTTTATTAGTATCAAATTTAAAATCATGCAAAACTATTACATTTTGTTTTCTAAGTTCTTGTGCTCTTTCTTCTTGATTTAGAATCTTATCTATAATGCTAGCCATTCTTCTTCTCCTTAGTTAATTTAACCTTATGCCCTTGTGCAATTAATCTAGCTCTCTTACTAGCCATGTAGAATATGTCGCTAGTCTTGATAGCAACCACCCAGCCTAAGCTAGGTAGTTGAACTTGTAGTGTGTATCTAGTTGCTGACATTATTTACTCCTTAGATGTATATATACTCTTCCTGAGCTTTAGTAATTTTATCTCTAGCAATTTGAAATTCTTCCCAAGTAATCATCTCTCTTGAATATTTCTCTTGCAATAATTTAAGTTGTGCTTCTAAAACAGCTAACTCTAGTTTGCTTATACTTGTTTCATTTTCCATGTTATTTAACTCCTTATTTTTAATTAACATACTACCATTATACATATAAATATATAAATGTATACAATTATATGAAAATATTTTAATTTATTTTTAGGTGCTAAATTATAGGATTCAGAACTGGTACTGAGCTAAGACTGTCTAGTGTTTCTTTTAGGGATTCTAATTCCATATCATCAGTTATGGATTTCTTATCAAAAGTGAAATAGTTTTGTGATGATGTATTTGCTTTAAACATAATATGCTTCTTGTCATCATCAAAGAAAACAAAAGCTAGAATATCGCAAGTATATTGTCTATAGGTTTCAGATTGTGACCTTGAGTTCTCAGCAGCAAATACAAATTTCTTTTCTTTAGTTGCTCGTCTGCTTTTTACTTGCACTGTATATTTAGCTGAACCAAATTCAACCATTAAATCAGCAGGATGTTTTTCTTGGGTTGGGTAACAAAAGTCAGCGTACTCAAGCAGAAAAGTTTGTACTAATGATTCTCCTAATGCACCAAGTCGAGAATTAGCTTGATGTTGGTCTGATGTTTTTCTTGGCACTTTTACACAAAGCTAGTTTTCTTGAATTCCTAGCTGCTCTATTTGGTGTTTGAACTGCATACTTACTTCTTAAAACTTCCTCTGATGCTTCTAACCAGCATCCCATCTCCATCAATGCTCTTGTTTGTCTAAAATTCATAAATCCTGCTATACCCATTTGAAATGCCATATCAACACATACTTCTTGAGCAGGTACAGGAAAACTTCTCCATACTTCCCACATCTTGTCTAAATTAGCTACTACTCTATTGATATCATTCTCAAGCAAATACATAGCTTCATCTTCTGATATACCATTAGCTTCTAAGTTCCTGCCTACTCCTATTGTTAGCTTGTTAGCACTACAATGATAAGGTTGACATACCAACCCTTCATTCTTGATTAGCATTTCTTTGATGTTGTCGTACATTATTTTGTTAATCCTTTGGTTTTCTCATAGCTTCTCATTCCACCCAAACCAAGCATCCCCATTAATACAGGTAGCATGGTAGAAGTATCAGCTTGAGGTACGTCAATGCCAAAAGGTGCTAATAAAGGACTAATTAAAAAGTTGACTGCAAAACCTGCAACACATACCCAAGCTGTTGCTGGTCTCCATGATGATTGAAACCAGTTACCTTTAGCTTCTTCTTTATTGACTTCTATTTGTGCTTTTGCAATTTCGTGAATATGTTTTTCTGACATAGTTGCAAGTTCGTGTGCAATCTTTTGTTTGACATCAGCATCAGGAATGAATTTATCTAGGATATCGCTGATAGGTTTGATAAGTTTATCTATCATAAATTTGTGCTTGTTAGATTAAACCTCTAACTATAATAGTAATTAAGGATGCAACTATTGTTGTAAGACCGCCTAATAACCAAAGTTTCATACTATTTATTGATGCTTGTAAATCATCAGTTTTTCTATAAATAGTTTTCCACCTTTCTTCGCACATTTTTTCATGGACTCTTAAATCTGAATGTACATCATTAGCGGTCTTTCTAGCTGGCATTATTCTTCCTCTACTACCTCAACTTCTTCTTCAGCATTGATAGCTCTATCAAACGATTCAATTACTAAGTTTTTATATTCGTTAGTAATGACATAATCATCATAATGCTCTTGAAGTCTAGCTAGTTTTTTACCAGCAACATTTAACTTAGCAGCAAGTGCCATTTGCTCTTCGTTTAAATCAGAAGCTCTGTACTCTACGTTATTAAATGTGATTACTACTGGTTCTTGGTTTTCCATTTTATTTTCTTCTTTACTCATTTAACTCTCCTATAAGTTATTTAAAATTAAATTATATACTAAGATTCTAAAGTTTTTGTTACTGACGTTGGATTTTTTTGACTTTCTATTTGTGAATCTAAATTTGCTTCTAAATCTGCAACAGCTTCTTCACCCATAGCATCAATAACCCAGCCTTTAACCATATCTGATGTTACATCAGCAAATGATGTAAAGTTAGATAAATCAGATGTATCTAATGATTGTGTACCATAAGATGATGCTGAATAATCTCCATCTTTTTTAGATACTAACCAATGAACGTTATAAATTACATCATCATGCCCTTCTTCATTTGGTTTTACGTCTACTGTATTTACATTCCATTCCATTAGTATTCTCCTTTAAGTAAGTTAATTTCAGATTGTAAGGCTTCAATCTGTGTTTGTTGTTCTTGTATAGCTTTAACAAGTAGTGGTGTAAGTTTTCCATATTCCATACCTTGCATATTTTTATCGTCTTTCTTACCTGAAACTCCCTCATACCAACCAGCTTCCTGAACTTCATGTGCTAAAAAACCTTCTGAAGTTTCACCTGATTCTTTCCACTCATACTTAACAGCTTTTAATTTTAAAACTCTTTCTAATCCTTTATCTAAAGGTCTAACATTTTCTTTTAATCTATAATCTGAAGATGTTGAAAAAGTAACAGAACCAGTATTTGTATGTTCTACAGCTCCAATATCAGTACCAGCATTATTATAAAATCTTATAAAATCTCTATTAGGATTTGGATTACCAGTATGTTGTATTGCAGAAATATATCCATCTGCCCCAGCACTACCTTGCACAAATAAGCGTTCTGAGCCAGCAGATGCTATTGGAGCTGTTGTACCTATACATACAGAGCCTGAAGAATCAATACGCATTCTTTCTGTGCCAGCAGTTTCTAAAATTAAATCGTGACTTGTTGATGTCCCAACAAATCCTCTTGTAGCATCAGTTTGAAGAACAAGTTGAGCTCCAGAATTAGTGTTTAAATATGTTTTTCCTGAAAGGTAGAGGTCTTTAAATCTTAATCCACTTTGTCCTAAATTTACTGCATTATCAGCACTAGGTTCTATACGAGCTTGACCTGTTGCTGTTGATGTTAAAACTTTTATATGGTTTGTTTGGTTACCACCAAGATAAATAACTCCACCATTACTATTATAAGAAGTATTACCACTATCAGATGAAATACTTCCAACTGTTGAGCCGTCTTTGCTAAAGACAACAATTTCTCCATCAGATGTCTGTCTATTAAAATGACCAGCTTTGTTACCGCCTCTTGATGCGTAAACCAATCCCGAGCTATTTATTGTTGTAGTATCGTTTGCAAAAGCTGAAGTTCCACCCACCAACACGTTGCCATCACCATCAACACGCATTCTTTCTACAAGGGTAGTACTTCCTTTAACATAACCACCAAATTTTATGTCAGATGTTTTAGAAGATGTTGTTGTATTGCCAAAAGTAATTCTTCCAGAACTTCTGCCTGTGTTTGTTTGTGATACTGTTCCGTTGTCAATTAATAAATTAGAAGATATACCACCACTTAAAGCATTTCCTGATGAGAATAAAGAAACACCATTCATTACTCCATTATTTGTAGTGCCACCATAAAAGACTGTACTAGAATTTGTGTAAGTAGGAGCTACTCCAGAAACGTGTAATCTGGCTTGTGGACTACTCACTCCAATTCCAACGTTGCCACCTCTTAAATTCATTGTTTCTGTAGCACCAGCAACAAATCTCATTCTTCCACCTTCACCAGCAGCAGAAGCAAATTGAGTTATACTTCCATAATCAGCGTCTGAACTATCACCTAAATTTAAAATAGCACCATAACTTGTAGTTCCTGCTTCAATTTGAATACGAGTATAATCAGCATCTTTAACGTGTAATACTTGTGAAGGACTAGTCGTTCCAATACCCAATCTCTCAGCACTTGCATCCCAGTATAGAGCTTGGCTTGAACCTGCTGTGTTGTAGAAGGATATGTCTCCGTCTTTACTTATTGTTGCTCTTTTTGTTGCATCACTACCATTCGCATTAGTGTAAAAATTTAAATTATGACCACTATTTGCATCAACTTGCTCTGCTTCAATAATTGCTTTTCTTGTTGCGGTTCTTCCAAGAAAAATAGATGAATTATACCCAGTATCTGGAGCATACATTGACAATGTTAGATTAGAAGAACTGCCACTAGATAAAGTAGCATCACCATCAACAGTCAAACCATCAGCAGTTACTGTACCTGTTACGTCTATGCCTGTTGAGGTTGTGGCTAGTTTGGCATTACCATAATTATATAAAATTGCAGAACCTGCACTTCCATCTGCTCTAAAATAATCTGCCAATCCACCTGAACCATTGTCAGATTGAATAATTACATCATAATCATCACTAGAGTTTGATATTAAAAAAG